AGAAGTATATAAATGGTGTTGACCCAAAAGAATATCTGAACGAACACGTTATGAAGGGTGACTCCAGTGATGGTGTCCCTAACGTGTTGTCCCCAGACAATACCTTCGTTGATGGTCTACGTCAGAAGCCGCTGAGTAAGAAAAAGATTACGTCTTTCATTGCTGGTGGTTGGACTGACCTTCCCAATGATGAGGTCAAAAGAAATTTCCAGAGAAATGAAACTCTGATTGACCTAACCAAGTCGCCTGCTGAACTCTTCTTCAAAATTCTAGATGAGTGGAACAATGCGCCAGAAGGTGACCGTAGCAAACTACTAAATTATTTTACAGAAAAGAGGTTACGAAACCTCGTTGAATCCATAGGAGAATTTTAAAATGGCAGTCGATACATATACACCTCTATTTTCAGAGGTTCTGAATAAGGTCGCAAAGTTGAAGACAAAGGATGAGAAGATTGAACATCTACGCAAGTACAATACAGATGCATTGCGTATGGTGATCAAGTCCTCATTTGATCCCAAGATTGCGTGGGCTCTCCCAGAGGGTGAAGTTCCATATACACCGGCAGAAGCACCAGAGGGTACAGAGCACAATGTACTAGCACATGAAGCACGAAAGTTGTATCACTTCATTGAGGGTGGCAACCCACAGATTACCCAGAACAAGAGAGAAGCAATGTTTGTCCAGATGCTTGAGGGTCTTCACGAAGACGAAGCAAAACTGCTTGTTGCCGCCAAGGACAAGAAGTTGCATCAGGTCTACAAGGGACTATCTGCAAATGTGGTCAAGGCAGCATTCAACTGGACAGATGAATACATGGTTGAAGAGGTAGAGTATCCACAGGGGTCCAGAGCCGCATCCTTCCCAGATTAAAAAAACTTTCAAAACAGCTCATTTTTTTGTTGACATATCCGAATCCGTATGGTACTATAAGACATAATCGAGATACGGAGTTGACATGACTTACAAAGAAGCACTGATTGCGATTGAAGAGAACCTTAAGAAGCACCGTGCTATGGGTGATGACCGTGCAGTGAAGGCTGACCTGTTGATGAAGAAGGAATTTCTGAAGTTAATGGAAAAAAGTTAATTTTCCTGTTGACAGATTCGTTTTCGTGTGGTATAGTTAGTCATAAACTGAGAGAAGGAAAGAGAAATGACTGTTGTTGTGAATAAGACCGCTGATGACCTGATGATCGGACTCGGTAATATGTACGATGCGATGGTTGCAGACTATGCAAAGTTCATGGTTCCTGACACGGACAACAAGAAGAAGATGAACGACGACTACAAGAATGGTCTTGCCTACAAGTTCGGTAAGAAGTATGTCAAGGTTCTTGGGAATAAGGGTGGCAATGTTATTGCCTTCGTCGTCAACACTGACAACGACAAGAAGTTCAAGAAGGGTGACATTCTTAAGCCCGCTGGATACAATGCTCCTGCTCGGAACAAGGCACGGGGTAACATCTTCGACGGTAACTACCCCATCAACTGGACTGGCCCCCTTTATCTCTAGGGGGTCATTTTAGGGGTTGACAGATTCCTTTTTGTGTGGTATAGTTAGACATAATCAGAGAGAGAGAGGTTGTTATGACTAAAGAAGTTTCGGTTCGGGAAATCATCGGTGATCTGTTGGACATCAATCCCATCGTTAATGTTGGGACTACAAAGACTCCCCTGTCTGTTGTAGATGCTTCGTGGTTAATTGGTGTGTATACGAAGTCGATTGGAAAACGCCCTGCTTCGCTCGATGACGACTATCTGGAGTTTTATGATAAGTTTGTCGATGAGTACAACGCAACCGGCGATGTAGAACTAGCTCTTGAGAAGATTCTATAATGAAGAAGATTGCGACTGTTGCGATTGAGACCCTGTTCATGTTAACCCTATTTGCGGCGGGATGGTTTGCTCTCGTCGTATTTTAGGGGTTGACAAAACGAATCAAGTATGGTACTATAAGACATAATCAAGAGATGAGGTTGTCATGATTATTGTTGATGTTACAGGTGGTCTGAAGAAAGACAGGGTTCTTGCTGAAGATATCGTGTGGTCGATGATTACCGTACTGATGCCCCGCATTCGTAACCTTGAGGTAGAGGTTCGTTTCTGCAAGACGATGGAAGATGGTGCTCAGGGTTGGTGTACTGTTGGTGATGATACTCGCCATCTCATTCTTGAGATTGACCATCGCCTGAGTCGTGTGGTCAGCAAGGAAGAGTTCATCGAAACGATTGTTCATGAGATGGTTCATGTTTGGCAGTGGGCCACGGGACGGATGATTGAACGGTGGCGTGGTGGTTATCGGAATCTCTGGAAGTGTGAGGATGGTAAGTATCGCAACTTCATGAATGTGAAGTACATTGACCAGCCTTGGGAGATTGAGGCATACAAGTTGCAGGGTCCGTTGACCCAGGCATATATGGAAGTGAAAGGAATTAAGTAATGAGTCAGATGAAAAACTTCATGATGGATATCGAAGAGTTTGTGGATGGTTATTTCTTCGATGCTCCGAAACCGTTTGATTTCACCGTTGATGAAATCTGTGAGGATGCAGAGAAGTTCTTTCGTTCACCTGAGGCATCTCGGTATGCCAAACAGTATCTCACCACACAGATGGGTGAAATATGAACCCACTTGAAGCACTGGTGATCGGGACAGTTGTTGTCGGTTCAACAATGTCCCCACAACCAAAGTATGATGATTCTGCAACCTGTCTCGCAAAGAATATGTATTACGAGGCAAGGAACCAAGGAACTGCCGGATGGATGGCCGTTACGGCGGTTGTTCTCAATCGTGTGAATGACGATAGGTTCCCCAACTCAATCTGTGAGGTTGTCGAAGAAGGTCCAACTCGTAAGTCATGGAAAGACCCGAATGTAAGAATTCCAATCAAGCATCGTTGTCAGTTCTCATGGTTCTGTGATGGTCAATCAGACAATCCAAAGAACAAGAAGACATACAACAAGATGTTGAGTCTTGCAGATGCAATCCTATCAAACGAGATGCCATTCTATGATATCACAGATGGTGCAACTCATTACCATGCAGATTATGTCACCCCTGCATGGGCAAAGACAAAGACTATGACAGTCGAAATTGGTGACCATATTTTCTACAAGTGGGAAAAATAATGAATGCTTGGATGGACATTTTAGAGGAAGGCGTATGAATATTTTTTATCTGTCGAAAGATGCTGAGACAGCAGCACAACTGCATTGCGACAAGCATGTGGTGAAGATGATTTTGGAAACTGCTCAGATGCTATCAACTGCACATCGTGTTCTTGATGGTGATGAGTATGCAGATGCAATGGGTCTATACAAACTGGCGCATAAGAACCATCCATCTACAATCTGGACTCGTTCATCTATGGATAACTATCTGTGGCTGTATGACCTGTTCCACTATCTTCTCAAAGAGTATACCTTCCGTTATGGTAAGCGTCATGCAAGTGAACGACTAGTTGGCGCACTCTCCAAACTTCCAGACAACATTATGTCTCTTGGTTTCACTGACCCACCTCAGTGTATGCCTGATTATTGTAAGGGTGAGGACACAGTTCTTGCATATCAAAATTACTATATACTAGAGAAATCACGTTTCGCAAAGTGGAAGAAACGTCCAATGCCGGAGTGGTTTAATGGTGAGACACCTGATGGAAAGAGAACCGTATTGGGACTACATGGGTCGCAGGATGAAAGAGGATCGGTCGGTGCCTGAAGAAACTTATAAAAATGAAATAGCACAGATGCAGAAACAGATACATTACCTACAACTGCGTGTGAAGGAACTGTCGGAAGAGGTATATGACCTGAGAAAGCATGGACCAATACAATTGGAGTTAGACATATAATGCCAACATATAGATTTTATGATACTGTGACACAGGAAGAGTATGATGAGTTCATGTCTATGGCTGAACTTGATGAGTATAAGAAAGTCAATCCTCATGTGCAACAGGTTCCAGTAGCAGTCGCGATTGCTGGTGACCACATGATGGGTGTGGGTCCAAAGGTAGACGGCGGTTTCACTGAGAACATGCAACGTATTGCAGAGTCACATCCAGGCACACCTCTTGCAGACCGTTATGGTTCAAGCAGCACACGTTCTACTAAAGAAATTCAGACAAGAAACGTGCTGAAGAAGCACGGAGTGTTATAAATAAAATTGACACGGGCGAGAAATCAAACTTCAGCAAGGGATGCACAGCGTC